AGGCTTCTGGCCAAGACATCAGTGTTGGCATGGGGTTCCGAAGTGTGCGCAAATTGGCAGAAGACCTACTCGACTTCGCCGAAGAGCAAACAGGTATGTCCGATGGGGCACGCGAAGTTTTGGACGCTGTTGTCGAGAGCCTCATGGACCCCAAAGGCCCACGTATCAGTCTCGGAAATCTTGATCGAGTCATAGGGGCAGTTGCATCTCAACTTCGAGAAGATGACCCCGTTACGAATGCTCTCGAAATCCTGCGTGACATCAAGCAGAAGGCAAAGAACGGCAAATACAACCCGACTCGTTTCCGGCCTAACGCGCAGCAAATCAACGACGTTGGCGGGATGCGTTCTCGTGTCTCTGTGCCAGACGGCGGCCTCACCATCCGTCTGAACGACGATGAGCGTGGAGATTTGCGCCGCGCCTTGGAAAAGGCAGGCGACGCTGTCACTGACATCCAGCCATTTGCCGAACTTGACTCTTGGCTGGCCGGCTCTTCGGACAAACTTTCCAAAGATCAGGCGGATCGCATTATGGATGCGTTCGGAGAACTCGCGAAGAACGCTGATGATTCTGGGCCGATCGGAATGCTCGCGAACGCCAAGCGGGTAATGGACTTCGCTGCACTTGATCCAAAAGGAACTTACGAATCACCCCGCCTGAAGAAGGGTGGCGGTTTCGCCAACTCTGTTGCTATGCCTTCTGGGAAAACGAAGCGTAATCTCAATGATCTGCTTGGTTGGGGCCAGACGGATGCGAGCCCTGAAGTTCGTGAACGATTTGTTGGCTTGAAACCCGAGCAAGTTTCGCCCAAGGGCTGGTCGATGTTGGAGAACGCCCGTGGGGGCATGCGCTCTGAACGAGGTGACGAGTCTGGTGGGGCACCTCAGCCAATTGGCGTTGACACCGGGAAAGAGAAGCAGCGCGGTCGACCGATGGGCACTGTGCAGGAAGAAACCCGCTTCAAGGGCAAGAAATGGTCTGAAGTCAAGCCTGAGAACTGGGAAATGATGTCGCTAGATGAGAAGTTCGACGAGTTGTACACGAACCTCCACCCATCAAAGAGTGGTTTGCGTGAAGTTGACCATCGTCGTCTTGTGAACGAAGTTCTAAAGGCGGAGGAAAGAGCGGAACGTGACCGTTCTCGTCGCGAAAGGCGGGAACGTCTTCGCAACGAGACTGCAGCCGCTCCGTCACCGGCTCCGCAAACTTCCCGGAGTCGTGACGCCGGAGAGACTGAATCTCCGGACGAGCCAGCAAAATCGTGGACTCGCGAGCAGTCCGAGGCAGCGCGAAAGAAGGACCTCGACAAAATTGATCGCCGCATTGGTCGTGCACTCAACAATGCGAACGATGCGGCAGACATCGGCGACGCATCTGACGACCACCGCGATTTCTGGGGTCAGATGGCAGACGTTGCGCAGGATTCTGACAATTTGACCATGTCTCAGATCGAGTCAATGTCTGAGATGCTCGAAGGATTCATTGACGATATGAGTGGCGAAGAACTCACTGCCGAAGAGTCCGCCAGTGTCAGAACCGCAAAAGCGTTGCTGTCAACGCTCGAAGATATCGCTGGTTCCTACAGAAACGACCCGTTCATCGAGCAGGGTGATACCACGGCGGCAGTGCGTGCTGGTGGGGCTGGCGAAGATGATGTTGCGACCGCAGGCGTAAACGCAGCCCGCTTCCTTGCTGACGGAGGCATGCAGCAATTCCGTAATTACAACCCGTCCCCATCAGTGGTCCAATACGCCGATGCGTCGCGAGGAATGCGATCGGAGAGGGCTGGCCGCACACAGATGACCGACGAAGCGACCTTCTTTAAGCGGGTGCAGGACTCACTGTCTCGGGAGATTCGTGAAGCACGTTCAGCCGGTGACGACAAAACCGTGAGAGGGCTTGAACTTCTGGAAAAAATCTTGAGACGTCAAGAATCCGGAAAACTTGGAGACCGGCGCACGAATGTTGGCACATTGACTGTCACAGCCGACGAAGCCGATCAAATTCTTGACGCTTTGATGTTCTCCCTTGATCGCCAAATGGCTACTGGCGGTTCACGTGTCGACTTGTTCTCCGAAATGATCGAACGCCTATCAGAAGCGGCTTATTCGACATTTATTTCAAAAGAAACAGAAGAAATTACGAGTCGTACCCAGAGCCGGACGAACTCACAAGGACGTCAAGTTCAGATTCCAAACTCCTGAATTTATGACTACTCCCCGTAAGCAGCCCAGTATAAGGTACAATTTGACAAACGGTCCTCGGAAAAAACAGCCGAAATACCTCTGCATGGTGACTGGCCAGAAGGCTATGATGCCCTGTAGTGGATGCACTATCCCTAAAGGGTGCGTGTTAAAAGATATGCGGTACAAGGAGCCAAGCACGATGGATTACGACGAGAAAGCAGTGGTCAAGATCGACGCCGACGGTTCGGTGTTGAAATGCGCCAAGGGAATGGATGGCGGCGACTGCGGCTATAAGGCTGGTGCCAAGATGTGCGGCAAGTGTGGCGCAATGGCTGTCGCCATGAAAATGGTCCCTCTTGATGACGACGAAGTCAAAGAGATGGACGAAGACGACGAGTTGATCGAAAAGGCGCTCGCTGCTGTCGGCGATCCCGACATGGACGAGGACGAGGACGAGGACGAGGACGAGGACGAGGACGCAGAGGCTCCTGCGCCCACGGACGACGAGGCGGAGGCCGATGCCGACCCAGAAATGGGCGACGAAGAGGAAGACGAAGACGAGGAAATGCCCAAGGGCAATATGCGTAAGCGTCCCCTCAAGTACAAGGACGACGAAGATGGCGAAAAGGCCATGGACGACGCCGAAATGGAAGATGACGAAGACGACGAAGAGGACGAAGAAGAGTCCCCCGTCGAAAAGGGTGGCTGGATGGGCGATGCCCGCAAGCGCCGCCTCCAGACCATGGGCAAGAAGAGCGCCGAGGTCGGCGTCAAAGCGTTCATGTGCGCCATCGACCGCAAGGTGTACCCCGGTTCGTCCTCAATGTGTGACGACTGCCCGGGTGGCTGCATGTCCGAAAAGGGCATGCCCGGACTCATTGAGATCGAAGGCAAGGCTGAGGCCGAGTTCGACGGCACCGTCATCGACTCCGGCTACTCGCAGAACAGCGATGTTTACGTTGTTGACCTCGAAGTGAAGTCTGGCGCTATCGAAGTCTTCCTTGAGGGAAGCACCGGAGAAGTTCTCGGGTTCCACAAACTCGACGACTCCGTGTTCGAGCAGAAGTCGCTTTACGACGAAGCCGAACTCATTGACTTCAACGAAGCCTGCGATATTGCGGTCAAGTCCATCGAAGGTCTTGATGGCGCGGTCATGGCTGTTGAGCCGGACACCTTCGAAGGCTTTGACTGCTACGCGGTTGAGATCGACGGTGTCGACGGCAAGTCCTACGACGTGTTCGTCGCTCTTGACGGCGAGGTGCTCGGTTTTGACCAGTACGAGGCTGACGAGGCCGAGGAGATTGAGGCTGAGGCCGCCGAGATTGCCCTGAAGCGGGCTTTCAACGAGGATCAGCGTCAGGAAATGGCGAAGGAGGGTCTTGCACTTCCGGACGGCTCGTTCCCGATTTCAACGGTCGACGATCTCCGCAACGCGATCATGGCTCACGGCAGGGCCACCGACAAAGAGCGTGCTAAGAAGCACATCATGAAGCGCGCTCGGGCTATGGGTCGGATGGACATGATTCCTGCTTCGTGGGCAACCGGCAAGAAGGATGCTGCGACTTTCGAGGATGCAGACTTCATGGCTTCGCTGCTTGAGTTCGAACTGCTGACTTCCGAGGACGACAGCGACGACGGTCTGTCCTGAGGCCGGGAAAGAGTGGCCCCCTATGGCCCACACCCGAGCCACAAGACACATACTCTCAGATCGAGTTCTTCAGCCTCGCCGTAACTACGAAGAGATCGGCTCGATCTTTCGTCTTAACACGGCTCTAATCTCCAGCAAAACTGAACTCGACGCCAACTTTTCGGCCAAGGCCCTCAACGAGGCTCAAACGGGTGGCGGAAAAGAGTCCGAAAAACGGACCAGTGGAGGCGTTGCTGAACGCATCCCCGAACTTCGATATGCGCCCAATGCTAAGAAGAAGCCGGGTCAGGTTCTCAAACTCCATGTCAGCGCCAAAGACACCTTAAAGTCGTCGGACAAGCCAAACTTCGGTTGGGTCGACCCGCCAACGCCAACTACACCAAGCCAACAAAAACGCTTGATGGATGAAGCGATGGCTTGGAAAAAGCGTCGACCAAAAGTCCGTATCCGGACCTACGACATTGACCCCCGTACAGGTGGACGTCTCGAAGGTTCTGAGCAGGAAGTCTCGGTCAAAGGTTTGGGGCGCTCGCTGGGCAGAATGGTGCCCGGAGGCAACTTGGCGTCACGTGCCGCTAGCGCCATCGGGGTCATCACCGACGAAAACGGTAAATTCAGGTGCCCTCCCGGCACGCCAGCAGCCAACCAGTTCACCGACGAGTTCGGCACAAACTGTTTCGTTCCTCCAGTTAGTTCTTTGCGTGCACTCGGCCGGATGAGGGGATGGTTTAACAACTATGCCGCTGCCGGGCGTCTTGCTCAGCAAATGGATCGTGACCCTGAAGATGATCCAGAGTTCCAAGCGAACAGGCGAGCGATGGCTGCGGCTAGCGAAATGCTCGCACCACGTCACGTTTTCGATCAACGCAAAAAAGACACCGAAGATGCAATCAAGTCGTTGCAGGCGATGGTCGGTGCAACGACTGACACGGACAACAACGCGCACCTTTGGGACACGCTGTCAAAACTTAAAGAAACCGACCGCTGGGATGTCGATTTCTCGGAGTTGTTTACCGGCATCACCGGTGGTGAATCCCTGTGGGATGACAGCAAGTCGCTGCAAGAAAATCTTGACAACATGCGTCAGGTCATTCAATCGCAGTACCGCGAGTGGACTGGTGGCGACGATGACGCTGCGCTAGAACTCGCCAAGCGTCACGAAGAAGTGATGGGCGGATTCCTCGAAGGCGTTCTACAAGAGTTTTACGAAGGTTCAGAATCCGTCGGGCAAATCCGGAGACTCCAGTTCCGTCCACGTGGGCCAGAAGAAACCATCGACGATTTCTGGAGCACAGATGGCGAGATGGTGCCGAACGCCTTCGATCCGAACACCGGATTCGGTTTGACGATGCAGTTCAACCCAACCGCGATGACGCTACGCCCAATCATCGAGAACGGCTCGTTCCGAGAGATGACCGACGGGAAGTACGTTGTCGTCGACACAGATGCAATCGGCAGCGAGCCAGAACAATGGGCTGAGATCGCGTCAATGATGCGCGGGCAAATCGATTTGGAACGCTGGCGAGACGTTTTCGCTACAGATCTATCCACTGCACGTCACGAGTCGATCCGTGCGGCAGGACGTCACCTTGCATTCCACGAAACCGGCCACGCACACCAGTATTTGGCTGCGCGGAAAGCAATCCTCGATCATCACAAATCAGTCGGGCACATGGTGCTCATTGATCGTGACGGCAACGCTGTCAGGGTCACGGATCCGCCCGACCAGTGGACCAACGAGATGTGGCACGGAGCGTTGAACCAGATGATGAAGGGCGAACTTCCTGACGGTCACGTACCGCAAGGGTTCCCGCCTGTCGGCATCCACGCCTTCGAGGGCTCAATGCTGCACATTCTGTCAGGCAGGTACTACCAAGAGTTGGTGCAAACATACTGGGGTCCTGATGGACGAGGGCCGCAAGATCGTTCGATAGCGGCGGTTGCCCTCATGGAAGGACTGACCGAACTTCGCGCACTCAAAAAAATGGGTGTCATCGACAGCGATCTCGTTGACGAATTCACAGGCTGGATGGACGGACCGGACAAGCCCGGAGTTATCACGCGTCCTCCCACCCCGCCACGAGTCGATCCGCCGGGCGCTCCTGACGTCAACCCTCCCAACAGCCCTCCAACACCAGATTCTGAAAAAAATGTTGGGGTGATCCCGCACGGTATCGCTTGGGGTATCGACGCAGAGACCGGAGAAGTTTTCCCGTCGCAGGAACCGTTCGCGATGATGGAACGGTATTTCATTTCACGTTTCGGTGGCCGTCCTGACGATAAGCGTGGCGGATCGCAAGAAATCCCACGTCAGGCCATTGCCCGTCAATGGGGTTGGCCGGACACCTCGTATGCCCAGATGTCACCCGAAACTTTGGACAAGCGTTTCGAGAAATTAAGAGATGATGCCGAGGCGATTATGTCGCGGATCAGAGGTGGCGAAGAAGTTTCACTCGACGATCGGACCAGACTGTGGCTTGCCACCAAGGGCATGGCTCAGATCTCCGACGAGAACGCTCGACGAATCAACGCCAGCGACGCGCAGCGTGCCGACCGTGATAGTCGATTCCAGCGCAACGAACCCGGCAAGTACTTCCGTTCGGGTGGCAAAAAGCCGTACAAGCGAAATCAGCGCGAAGGTGTCGACGAAATCTGGGATGAAACAGAATTGCGTGAAGAAATGCGCAAACTGGAAAATGCCATCCCGCAGTTGTATCCAGATGTTCCACGTTGGACGACGGACCCGGATGGCTATGGGGCCGAACAATCCCAAAAGGCTCGCCGGAAGATGACGCGCCGCGAACGTGATGCGATGAGCAAGTCTTTGGAAGACCTGAACACTGGAGCAGTGTTCGGAGGAGCGTCGCTGGAAGAACTTCTGAAAACTCATGCAAATCGCACTGCTGCAGGTAAGCCTTCTCGTTCCCCGAGTGAAACCGTAACTGAGGACGTGCTTCCTCTACTTGACGCTATGGATTCGAACGTTCTGGAAGAAGCAGTCGAAGCGACGATTCTTCTTGATGACCCAGACACAATGCTTCACCCATTGCTTGACCCATCGTTTGACCGAAGGCCATTGGTTCGCCCTTATGGCCAGAACTACGACCCGAAATCCGCAGACCTCTACAAAAAAACTGGGGTGTTCGAAGGCGTTCTGTCAACACCCGAATCCAAGTCCGATCTTGACTTCGATGGCGGGTCAAGCGCTGGCGGATTGAAGTCTGCTCGCGTTTACCTCCCGGCAGGATCTAAAGGCCTGTTCCGCGAAAATGAAGACAGCGGGGAGATGACATCAATCATTCTCCCACCCGGCGATTTGAAATTGATCGACGGCGACAACGGCGACATCCCGATTTTCACGCCTGCACGTCAGGAATCGGCTGCCGACTACGCCGACCGTATCCTGCGTGACCTCGACGCAATGGGGCCAGCAACCAGCCTAAGCGAACGTCGTGAACGCGACCGTCTCAAGGCAGTTCTTGAGCCACGCCGCAAACCGTCAGGCCAAGCACGCCTTTCCCCTCACAGCGACGACCCTGCTGTCCGTCACCGCATGGAAAGCAAACGGAATGCGTTGTCAAAGCGTTTCCGTGATTCGAAGATTGAACCATTCAACATCAACCGGTCGCCAAGTAAGCGTCCTGACGAACTCGACGTTGACAAAACGTTTGACAACGGTGTTGCTGCTGCCCGCCGAGGTCTCTCCAGTAACGGTGAGACAATCGACTTCACCCCCGAAGCGCGCGATTACATCGATCGTTACGGGCCTGATGCCGCATCAAATGTCGTTGGCGAGGCTGCTCAAACATGGCACGATGCCATTGATAAGCGTCCGAGAGTCCACATGGCGGCTGACGAATTCGATGAGATGGCGTACACGGGCCTGTTCCCTCACCCGTCGAATGGGCAAACCGCTGAAGTAGCACAGAACTTCGGGTGGTCTGACATTTCCCCGAACGAAAGCCTTCCGGTTTTCGGCACGATGGCTCATGCCAACCACGATGACAAACTTGACATGCTGCTCGCCGAATTGGACGTACCCGGCAAGGGTTTCCCTGCTCGTCGTCGACGCGAGTTTTTGAACGCCGGAGACCGCAACCCTGCCGGTGACCGTTCCCTGTTCGGCAACATCGAGATGGTCCTGCGGCCAGAGGTTTCACACCGCACGGGATACGGTCTTGGCGACATCACCCACCGTGTTGGGATGCCAGTGTTGGTCAACGAAAAAAATGGCGACGACATCATGCGTGGCCTTGTTAGCGCGAAGCGCAACGGCAGAGCGAACTCGTTCGAAAGCGGCAAGAACTTCGCAAACCTTCTGAACGCTGGCGTGTCCGGGAACTACGACGGCATGCAGCACAGGTCAATGAAGGACGGACCGCTGGATGCGCCGGATTACGCAATCGAGTCGGCGATTGCTGGCGGTTTTGACTTTGAAGAGGTTGAGGGGATCATCATCCCTGTGGAAAGCCTTGGCTCCATCGGCGGTCTGCGCTCATCGCGCATGTTCGACAGTTCACAAGATTGGGAAACAACCCTAAGCAAATCTTCGGGTTGGGCGCCTGAGGAAATCGAGTTCCTTAAAACCGCTCTCCTCGATGGCACATTCGACAAGGTTGAAGCAGCGAACCTTCTCCGCCAACACATCACAGCCGCAGACAATAAAGCGATGTGGGACCGGATGGGGATGAACGTCCGCTACACGAACAAAAATGGCATCGACCTGTTCAACAAGGGTGACCTAACAGCGTTCTCCGACTCTGGGGCGCGTATCGGCCGTGTGCGTTCACCGGAGGAAGCGCTTCGCATCCGTGTCGGTGACGAAATCATGAGTCGCCAGCAGGAATTGCGCCCTGCCGTTCAGCAAGGAATGAAGAGCATTCGCCGCCGCGCCCAAGAGATGCTCGGTGAGAGAGTCACATCTGAAGCAACGAGCCGCATCGGCGGTCTTGGTCGACGAATCCGACAACGTGAAGTTCCGCATAGTGGAGTTCAGGCGGTTGGTTCTCGACTGTTGAACTCTGACCAAGCAGAAAGGCTTTTCCGTAGGGCTGGCCTCGACTCAAACGACATCGACAACATTCGTTTCGTTGGCGAAATGGCGGCTGCGTTCGGAACCTCTGGCCCAGCCGGTGTTGGCCTTGTTCTTGCTCGCCGTGGCAGTCGTGAAGCGATCGAACTTGGCGTGCAAAAAGCCGTCGAGCAGGGGTGGCTTACAGATACTCAAGCGCGTCGCATTATGCGAGCCGCAGACACTGTTGCCCCCGAAGGTTTGCCGGATGAAATTACAGCAGCCATTGGCGATACAGCCAGAGACGTTTGGGACTCTGCCGCCGCCGACAAAGCGCGTGCGCTTGGCGAAGCCGCTGCTCAACGCGTTCGTGAACTAGACATCGTTGACCGAGGAATGGACGTCTTCGACAGCGCAAGAGACAGGATTCTCGGTCGCGGATCCGAACCAGACACCCCCGCTCTTCCTGCGTCTTCAGGGACATGGGATCCATTCGGCGGCATGGCGTCACGACGGGGAAGCATCCGCAGCGAGGTTCCTGCTCTTCGAGGTGAGAACCCAGAACAGTTGAGGCGACTTGGTCTTGACATGTCGCATAACCCGGATTCGATTGACCAGACTTATTATCAAAACATCGTTGATATTGCTGGCGACATTCGCCTTCCTGACCCGTGGGGTGAGGGACAAGGCAAAACAATTCGCGAATCCTTCACTCAAACAAACTATAAGGATGAAACGTATTTTTCTTCCTACTCGGGCGACCTCGATTACGCGATCGAAGCGGTGCAAGCCTCCGATTTGAGCGATGAAGATAAAGCCCGAGTTGTCGAAGACCTGCAAACCGTTAAAGGGCTGTCTCAGTTGGCAGGCGTTGGAATGTCAACATCAAAGCCGCCGGGTCGTAGCCGAGATCCTTTTGGTGACGATGGGCCAGAAGCAGAATTTGTGCCGCCGACCGCTGAACAACTCGACCAGCAGATCGACGAAATTTTCGATTCGATGCCAGAATCTTTCTTCGAAAATTTTGGCTCGGTACTCGCTGATTTCCAGAAGCGAAAAGAAACACGTGAGCGCAGAGAAAAAACTCAACGTGAGGTTGAGTCTGAGTTGACGCGGTCAGAAGCCCGTATTGGATACTTCCGGCTCCTTGACGAAAACGATGTCCTTGACCGCACAGCACCAGTCGGTGAAGCAACAGTTGCGCGACCACACAATCCAGACCACGAACCAAGTGTGCCTGACCCAGACACGTTGCGATCTATCGACGATCTTGTACAACTCAGCAAGGATGGCATGGTTGTCGCTGACAGCCTGCTCAAGCCAGAACATCGTGAAGAACTCCGCAAACTGCTACTTGAGAACCCGCGAGTTAAAGCAGCATTGGACTTAATCCGTGAACGCGTCGCTTCCGGTGGGTACCTAGACGACGACGACATAGAAGTAGAAACTCGGTCGGGGGCATACTACGCAGGACGAGAACTGGTAGATGCCTTGGTACATGCGCGAGGCATGGATGCAGCAGCAACTCTTCTGACAGACGACGAAATTGACGTCTTGAGATACGTCGATGGGTGGACCCCTGTCTCGCGTGGCGGCAACCCGGAAATGGCGCGTCGTCATATTGAGGGAGATGGTTACCCGATTGGCGAAGGCGTTGATGGCGCCGGTGTTTACTTCGCTGTACAGGGAGGAACCGAACGAATGGGCATCAATGAACACTTTGATGCTGCCGTATACGCTGGAGAAAATGGTGCTGTGATGCAAGGCGTCGTTTCGCCCTCTGCACGTTTTGCCGGTCCGAATGCCATAGCGACTCAGCGCGAGGCATATCGCCTAGAGGTGCAAGCGGGCATACCCCAGAACTACAGTGAAGGCGCTAACCCTTTACTTGACTTGCGTCGCGAACTGGTCGCCTCTGGCGATACCGAAATGGTCGAAGCATTGGACTTGATGGTCGGCACAGCGTCATCAGACAACAATGGGGAGTTCCCGAACGGCTCTGCGGTAATTGCGCTTCTTCAAGGTTACGATGGGCTCGCCAGTTATGGCTCCAACTCCGCAGACAACCGCGTCATTTTGTACAACCGTTCAGCGGTTTTGCTGTCTAGCAACTTGTTAAGTGCCGATCAATATAATGAATTGAAGCCGTGGGAAAAACTGGAGGTGCGAGCCAAAGCGCTCGCCGAAGCACACAATCTGCCTGTCGGTCTTGAGGGAGCGGAACGAACAGAGTGGATTCTGCAAGAAACAGAACGCAGGCTGGGAGAACTCGGATGATTGACGACAGCACCAAATGGGGACGTGACGACGACGTCAAAAAATTTCTTGCGACCGAAAGTATGCAGGTTGTAAAGCGTAAGGACCCTGAATCGATTGCGTATTTCGTTACGGCCTTCCAAGAACGCGCAAAACCAGAAGACGTTCTCGAACAGCACCGTGACTGGTATGAGGCTGCCATGAAGGAATATGAATCATGAAGGCGGTGATGGTCGGTCGTGTGTCTGGTGGCAACTTGTTCTATGTCATTGACGGGGACACCGATGGCGCAATCGTCACTCCTTCTCGTGATGTCAAGCCTGTCAGTTTTTTGTCTTTCGTAACCCGCAAGAAAGTGAGCCGGATTACGAATAGTAAGTTCCATAAATTTTTATGGGATGGAGTTGACAAACCCAACGACCGGTGGGAAAACATTGTCGTGTACAAGGTGCAACAGGTGCCGGAGCACATGCTCGCTGGCGTCGACGTGCTCTCCAACCTTGAAGCCAAGAAAAAAGATGCCCGCTACGACGCGATAAACGAAAAAATCGAAATCATCGACACATTTAAAGTTGCGATTGAAACAGGTTTCCACGAAAAAGCACTTGGACCCCGCATTCGCCCAGCACGGTTCGATCCCAACGCCGAAGATGGCGATGGTGACGGCATTGTTCAGGACGGAACTACATTTGCGAGACCAGCGACTCCCGGCACTAAACCGGCACGTCGCGCCCGACGAGTGCAACGAGCAGCCAATGCGATGTCTAGGGACAGCGGCATGGCGGCACGCCGCAGTTATCTCCCGAGGGTTGGTGTAATTGAGAGATTCAAGTCGCGTGACAAAAAGTTTTACCGTGACCGTTACGCAAAGCAGTCCAAACGAGTTGACGATGCCTTCAACGGTGGAAAGCCGCTAAAGACGTACGGCGACATCGCTTCTGCATTTACGCGGGCGCATCCGGGTTTCGCCGCAGGAACGTCCATGGCCGACTACGTCGAAATTGGTTTACTCAAAGAGGACGAACCAATCTCGATGGCGCACAAAGAGCACGCATACGCGTTTCTGCTTGGCGTCTTGATGAATCCAAGTATCAAAGACATCGATGTGGAAATCCTTAGCCGTGAATCACGTCGACGTTTAGGCAAGGACCCCATCGAAGGCGCCGATGGCGCAGTGGCGTACGGTGCACGCGGAAAAATTGGTCGCGACCGAAACAAAGTCAACGGGTACAGATGGCGAACCGTTGCCAAGGACCGAAAGCCGCGTCTTGAAATGATGTATGCCGACCAGACGTCGTACGACCAGATAGAGGATGTTCGTGTTTTAGGCAACTTTCAGTTGGAAACACACAAAATGTTCATCACGATGCTCGAAGACACCCCCACAGCATTTTCTGACACAAGCGCCCTTTTGCAGGCATTGCAACAAATCCTTGAAGGGACAGGCACGCAAGAAAATCTCAGTCCGGAAGATACCGACGCGATCAGAAAAGCATGGGAAGAAGCACGGGCAATGGCAGCGCGCAGTGTCAACCTGCACGAAATGACGCACCTTTCCAACTATGCGCAAGCATACAAAGAAGCAATTAAGGACCGAGGAATTGAATCACTTAGCGTAGATGAAGCAATTCAGCAGGGGGTTCTCGAACCGATTGCCGACATGGGAGATGATGCAATTCGCCAAGCGGCAATTAGAAGCGACCTCAGGGAGTTGTCCGTAACCGCGCCAGAAGCGATGTTCCGCTTCGCTGCTGAATATCAAAGGCTTATCCAAAGCACCAATCCACGCGACAAGATACTTCTTCAGCGGCTGGTAACTGAAACTCTCAAAGATCCCGATGGTAACGATCTTAAAAAGGGTGAATCTATTGCTAGATGGCTACAGGCTGTCGGCTGGCCCAAGCCAAACGGCACCCAACATGACGCGGATGACCCTCTGCATGTAGACGATCTCCTGCCCTTCTTCTTCACTCCCGGCGCAGGAGGACGACCAGTCTGGTCCGACAAGGATGATCCCTACTATAAGCGGTCCGCATGGGGCCGAAACACTGCTGCCAGCAAACTTGACTTGGCTAACGGCGGAAGCATGGGCATGATCAAGTTTCAAGAGGTGTGGGACCTCGGGTTGCCGGAAACACGAGGACTACCGGCAATTAGCGTTGAAGATACTCACACCCTCACAAAAGCAGTGGCGCAGGTTGCTACGATGTTTCGTCTAGATCCCGATATTAGTCAATGGGACTTTGATGACTCGATCCCAGTGGTCGGTGGCGCAATTTGGGAGGATAGCCCGGGCATTATGCGGGCAATCATGAGTAGCAACGCGCAGGAATGGCTGGCTAACGCTCTTACCCAAATTTCTATGGACACTTCGATGAGCGACGCGCAAAAAGAACGCCTGAGAGCATACATAGTCGAACAAGCAATCATTGCGCCAAAATTGATGGACGATCTTTCCCCTCGGGAGAAGGCCATCGCTGTGCGTATTGCTAAACTTACAGGTGGTGGAGAGTACGCCTCTTACATGGGGACGTTTACTCATATAGATTCCTTCCAAGGATTATTTTTCAATCAGCGCTACATGGAATTGCTGGCTGAACTCGGCGCCGCAGCACTATTTGGCTCAGAAATCAAAGTTCCAGACGGTTCCGGAATGCGCACTCTGAACGACGTTGAGAAAAAAGTGATGAGCAAGTTGTTGAAGTGGCTATGGCCAGAAGGTGAGTTAACGCTGTGACCGCGCGAGAGAAACATGTCAAATTTATTGAAGACATCCTTGGAGTTCCTTTCCGCGATGCACAGAAGAGTCACAGTCGTGATCAGTTGATTGGCATCTTCCGCGAACTCGAAGATGGTAAAGACCCATACAAAAAAGAACGTCGGAACATCGGCGAAGAATTGGAACGCGCTGGAATATTGATGTCATCCCCGAAAGAGATGTACCGAGACGAGAGGGACACTCAAATTTGGATGATGTTCATCACCGGCGAAGTAATGATCCCGCCGTCTGAAAGAATGGCGAAAAATTTTGACATTTTCGAATTGGCAGCCAAGCGCAACCGTATCATCGGTAACAAATAGACTAAAATAGGTACACCATGGATGAAATCGAAGTCAAGGGACCGCAGGATGTAATTCTAGACCTGCCGCAGGAGCGCATTACCGCGATCACTCGTGGTCGTGGACCCCGTCGCGGCAATTTGGAACGTCTTTTGCGCTACTGGCGCCCGATTATGAAAAAGCCGGGCGGCTTTCGTCGCTGTCGGATCATCCTTGCCGACCACCCCGAGTTGTACCCCTTGGAGCGGATCTGTGCGTGGCTGCACCATGAAACCACCGGCTTGTGGCCCAACGAGGGGTGCCATCACCCCGGCATGAAGAACTGTAAAGGCAAACTCAAGAAAAAGATTTGGACCGACAAGAACTTTGCGCGACGCATGAAAAAGCGTTTCAAAAAAGGAAAGAAGTCCCTTGACGGAGCGTACTGGGAAGATGTCGACGACATGTTTTTCGGCGACTTCCAAGAACGCAAAGAACTTGGGTTTGATGACGAACAGAATCCCGTAGTCACTGAAATGGATTACAAACACGCAATGGACGTGCTTTCCGATTTCATGGAAATGGAATCTGATTTTGTTGCCTATCTGCGTGATTACGACAACTGGGAACTTGAAGGCGAAGACGATAACGGTTCGCTACGCACTGAAGCGTTTGTGAAATCCGAGGAAGATTGCGGGTGTGACTGATGGTTGAGTCATATGTCTACGAACGCGATTTTGGTTGCGAAGCCTGTCCGCCAATCCTGATCAAGAGGACAATCCTCGCTGATCTGTCAACGAAGGTAAACCATGACCACATCCGTGGCATGGGCGCAAAATCCGAAGAAGTCGTTGAGTTCAAAGCGCTTGCGCGGCGTCTTGGTAGTCTGCGCCAATTCGAAGAGAAGCGTGTCGGTCTTTTTGGTTCAAGAAGCCGACTTGGGCAGGTCGCTCAGTCAATCGGCACTTACGCGGCCCCCGGAAATATTTCCCCAGCCCGAAGCCCAATCCGTTCCGGTATTGCCCGCGCGTTGACGCCGGGAGGACGTCGAGGCCGTGGGATCCCCGGTCGTGGACGAACTGCACGTTGCCCAGAGGGATATCAGTACGGTGGTCGGTTTACTGACAACGAGTTCACCACTTGCGGCCAGCAATTGTTTGACATGCCGAGCGATTTGGGTGAAACCATTTCACAGATTCGCCGTCGTGCCGCAGCAAGGACACCCGCGCCAGAAGGTTCAACAACTGAACCTAGGGCTATCAGTAGTGGTTCGAGTGGTCGAAGCGTGGTGAACCCTCGTGCTCCGCAGATTCCGCGCGTTGCTCAGAAAACCAATAAGCAGGCCCGCTCGAAGAGTGAAGAGCAAATCGTAAAGGGCATGAGCCCCAAGGGTGTGGAGGCTGCCCGTCTTGTTCGACGTGATGGATTTATTCTTGAGCCGGTGGTTTCAGCGCAGGTGTTGCGCACTATTCCTGATAACCGCGACATGGTCGAAGCAACATATCTCTTGACTGCGCGTAGCAAGAACGACATTGGCGGCCAAGAACTTGGGCTTTTGTCAAACACCGGCATCACCAAACTCACCTATGTGCTGCCGGGCGGCTCGACGCTGGAACTCGAAAAAGTTAGAAATTTGACGACTGGTGAGCGCCGCAAACTCGGTCGAACCGTCAACAAGGGCATCAAAACGTCTAACGACTCTGATTCGGCTGCGCGTCTCAAGTTCGTGTCCGACGAGACGGGTGATGGGATTCAGTACCGAGAGAACCTGTCTGGTGGCAAAACTATTGATCAGATCCTTTCGAGTGGCGGTAAGGCCCCCAAGAAAGCGCCTGCGCCGAAGGAAGAAACTGAGGAAGTTACTGATATCGCTCAGGCGGCGCGCATCATCCGTGACGGCGGGCCTCTTTCCGCGATCGCTCCGTCAATTTTGCAGGAAGCATTGACGAAGGCGAATATGTTCAAGCGTGACAATGGTTTGTACGAAACAAATCGTGCTGGCACATACCGCATGCAGAAGTCAAACGGCAAAGGTGACCACATTTCAGCCAGTTTTGCTGCGGAAATGCAGTCCTACCTTGGGCTTAACTCCCCCGACATCGCGCCAGTCGGCAAGGGCGACAAGAAGAATTACTTGGTCGAGGTTGCTGATAGCGTAATTGAGGGCGCAACCCTGCAAAAAGACGTCAAACTGAGCGACATTCCGACAACCGAAATGGCGTCGATGCTTGTTTCTGACATCATTTCGGATATCACCGACCGCAAGAGCAACAGTATTGCGGTGCTCAAGAAAGACGACGAAATGCTCGCATTTCCTGATATATCAAAGAGCGAACTGATTAATTTGTCGGAAGTAAGCGTTACGGAACGTACAAAAGCACGGATCCGTGACTTCCGTTCGGTCTCTGGGAACGGCCTTTACAGCAAGTATTATAGAGAGTTGAAGGAAGATCAACAAAGGCTCATGCAGCAACAGATCGCTGAACTGATTGAGCGAGCCCGCGAATTTAACTTCACAAAATTCAGAGATCGTCTTTACAGGGACGGAGAACTGAGCGGCGCCGAAAAAGTCCATCTGAACATCATCCAAAAGATCGTCGAAAATCGCGTTGACGTGCTTCGACAGAGCCGAGAGCAACTCATGGAAGTCCTCGGAGGTAAAAAGTGAAGCAGTACGCACTGGTAAAAGACACGATCACCGGAGATACATACGGTGTCGTAATCCGCGAAAACGGTTCAGAAACCTGCCTCGCTGTAAAAACCGACGCTGAAGCATGGGCAGACGGCTTCAACGACATGCACACCAAGTCGCTCGATGACGACCTGCCATACGGTGTCCGCATCGGAGATTTCCGTGGCATGACAGAAGCGGAAGAAGTCATCGTTAATGAAATGGCTTTAACCAAGCAGGACCTCCGCCTCCCCAACCGTGACGTCCTCACTTTGATCGACTCTCAACGCACAGACATTGCTACCGACCCGATTTCGGTAAAGGACGCGCCGATTGCGTTCTTTGGCGAGTCGGCGGAAAAAGCCGTCGACTACAAGGTGCGCGCTTTCATTTCAGACATGGCTCGCGGTTCCGTGCTCGCAAAAGCCCGCAACTCAAAATTGGGTATCGAGCGCAAGGGACTGGTTTTCAAGTCACGCAACAACGACCAGTATCTCCGTGAAGACCTCGCCAACATGGCCATGGGATATGGTCCGCTGCGTCGAGCAGCCAAAGATGTTTTCCACGCCAAGCAGGACATCCTTGACGATCACGACGGATACCGACTAGACGACCAATTTGATCTTCACGTGAAAGCACTTGGGCCCAAACTTGGCGGTGGCCTGCGTGCAGCCCCACGAGGAATGGCATTTGTCGACATCACTGGTCGTGTTGACGGCGACCGAGACGGAATCGTTTTCGAGGGTGTCACTGGCATGGAGCGCCCAATCATCCCTCGGTTCATCGTCCCTCAGGGCATGGCGCGCCGCGTGTCGCGGGCCCTTGAAGGTGACTCGATGGAGATTGAGAAGCGTCGCCGTGCCGGCGAGCGAGACCTCGGTATTGATCAGGCGACTCTCAACGATCGTCTGGGCAATGACGCCCGATTCTTGCAAGCGGCTCCGGGGACGCAGGGGCAGCAGTCTCGTCGCGCTACCCGCCGAACCGGACGGATTGGCGGAGGCGCTGAGTTACTGGGACCGAAAAGGAATCGACCCGGAAACGAAGATTATCCGCGCATGGATCCAGAGAGAGTGGCTCGTCTGCGCCTTGAGCGTTTCGTTCAAGAAACCAGCCCGTCTGGCCGCGCACGCCAAAACCGCATCATCAACACTCCGGGTGCTGATGGTGGCCCATCACGTCGCGCTGTTCGCGAACGTTCTGGCCGAGTTATCCCAGAACCACCGGCACGCGATAGAGGCGGAATGCGTTCACAGCGTCAATCTCAAAGGACTGACTGGACGGGCGATGGAAAGCCTTTCTATTTGCGAAATGATCCGCAGAGCGAGTTGGTCGCAAAGCGTCGCGATGAGTTTGGGCGCCTCGAAGAAATCTACAGGAACACCGAGACTGGAAAATTCTTTGGACGGCAAACGGGATTTTCTGATTACGACACTGAAGGGATTTCCATCCGTGATGGCGACAAACGGCAGTTTGACACAGCGGAAGAAGTTCAACGAGTCGCAGAAGCCGACAGTCTTTCGCAGTTCAATGGGAGTAATGGACTGCGTTCACAGCGTGCCACTGGAGACGACATTCGGGCAACGCTCTCTCGTATTGATAAAGCCGAAGGCGGCTATGCCTCTCTTGGCGATGACTTGTTTGACAACATCAGGTTTGCTGCCGACTACCTCGACGGCAACACGGACGCAAACTCAGACGACGCTTTTGATTTCCTTTTGGCTGCCCTTACCGGTGTCAGAGACAACAAAGACATCAAGCCAAAGGATCGTAGAGAGTTAGAAAAGCAGATCAACGACGCTCTTAGACGGCACTCTATGCTGCAGCCAAAGATGGGTGGAATGCGTTCACGCCGATCAGAAAACGAAGATGGATCGGTTCCCGAAGGCGATTTCGTAGATATCGACTTGACGATGGAAGAAGTCGGCTACTTGTCCGACATTGTCGACAGCATCCGTGACGACATCGCAGCGGCTAACGACTCTGAAGCCGACGAACTGTGGCAAGAGTTTTCCGACGCAATCGAAGATGCTGCTGCCGGAGTTGACGTTGTTCGTCTCGACCGCGCTGACGCGGAACGACTTCGCGAAATGCTCGAAGATCTTTACACCGCAGAAGTCGAACAAGGCAACCCATCCCCAGAAGAGGGCGACGTTCTAGACCTTCTAGGACGCGCAATCGACTCACCCGATGGCGTGTGGGTTTCCCCTTCAATCGAAGACAATGGTGGCACCCGCCTCTCGACCGGAGGCATGGGTAGTAGAAGGCGTGTCCGGGCAGGTGAATCCTTCGGACCAGAAGCCCGCTACAACGTTGAGGAAATCGACGGAGACCGCGCGCTCGTCTACGACAACATGAACCGCACGTCGGAGTGGCGCGACCTTGACACAATTTCCCCCGATGACACACCATCCCGATTCGAAGGTGGCGGTGGTTTGGCTTCACGCCGAATGACCCCAGAACAGATGGCGGAAAAACGGAACGAGATGGAGCGTGACCTGCGCTCCCGTGCAGCACGCGAACTGGGCGTCAGCGATGAAGAGTACGCCGAGATGGAGAAATACATCGACGATCTCCCGTTCGATGACGACTCCGCTGAATGGCCGGGCGAGATCGAAGACGCCGGCGAATCGCGTGGAGGGCCAACCGGACAGCGCACGTCATGGGGCGCCCGCGTCAGCGAAAGCGACGAAGTCAGAGAAGGCATTTTCCCTGACGGGCCAATGGAGGGATCGCGCTGGACATTCAACCGCAACGAGTTTTATTCGGAAGATACTTTCGACGATCCGGGCGAGTCTCTTGAAGGAACTCAGACGCTGACCGTGGACACGCCTAACGGCACCCGCATTACTTACAGCAGCGGCCTTGAAGACGCACCGTCAATTGAACGAGTGCAGAAAATCAGCGGAAATGGCGGTCTTCGGGCCAGCCGTGGAGGCGGAGATACTGCGAACTCGCTCGCCCCTAGCCAGCCTTCAAGCAACCCGAAAACTTATGGAACATACATCCCGAAATCGATGAAGGATGTCCGTAAGGATTTGCAGATGCTGGCCGCGAACGGCTGGGTTTGGCAAGGTCCGGTAAATGGCAACATCAGGTTTGCTCCGCCTGACCGTTTCTATGAATGGGCGAAACGCCAACCTGACTCATGGAAGCAGCAATTCGGTGAGCGCCTTATGCGTGGCGGGATTGTTCCGCGCGAATTCGGGCTTCATCCGAAGCAGGGCAACAACCAGTCAGTCATTCGTGAACTCAAGAAGCGCGTCGAAAAGGTTTATGGCGAAGGCGCTTGGGCTGACATGCAGAAGAACGCCAAGAATGATGGCATCGGCAAGGTTGGCAACGTGCCATCAGTTGTGTCATCTGGTGGCGGCATGCAAAGTGCACGCGGTGGCCGTTCACGAATTCGTGGCGCACAGGACGAAATCACCGGCGCATCCGGACTTGGAGGCGGCATGCGTGCTGGCCGTCGCCGCTTCGGCTCCGGTCGTAACGGCATCAAGAAAGTTGATGACCGTGACGGCAAGATCATGGAGCAGTTGACGCCGGAACAACGCGAAAAAATGATCGAAGCGATCAAGGAGCGCGAAGGCCAGTTGGCTTGGGCGATGACACAAAACGGCCTGTTCCGCCCCATCCGCAACACGATGGAAGACGATGGGCGCTACGAAGGCATGTCTCTCGATGAAAGAAAGCGTGTCCCTATCGACACAGACTTGATTCCTCGCATGCAGCAGCGGCTTGACGACGCGCTTCGTGATGGCGACATCACCGAGGAGGCCCATGCGGCTTTCCAGAAACAGTTGAACGACATCAAGACGCTCAACAACATGCGTGAATCGAACAAGTTTGATTTCATCGAGCACCTCCACGAACCTTCTCGCAAGGAAATCGTGAAGCGGGCACGATCCAAAGATAAGAGCATCCCAACTCTTGCCGCTTTGGACGGTGCCGGCGAGTCAACGTTCTTCAACGAAGAGGCGTTTGGTTCTGCTCAGGGTGCGGCCGAGACCGTGTCTGAGCGAGCAGCCCGTCGCCGTGGCAAGCGTCGCCGTCCTCTTTTCGACCGTCTCCTTGACCCAGACCCCAGCAGGGCGCAGCGTAGAGCAAACCGTCGTGCCCGCCGTCAGGGACGTGGTGGACGTCGAGCCACCGATGTGGACCTCGCTGAAACAATTCGTTTGCGTCGCCGGCTTGCCCGTCAGATGCGTCGTTTGCGTCGACGTCTGCGTGGTGAAAGGAACGAGAAGTCGATTCGCGAGGCTCTTGAAGCGAAGCGTTCAGCACACCCGTTGAAGCGCGACAAACTCGGCCGTCCAGTCGTTGACGCAGAATTCCTCAAGCACATGTCCAGCCTGAAGCGCCTCAAGGACGAACGCGATCGTGGTGAGCGGAACAGCGAAACGAAGGACGATTTCCTTCGTGACCTGTGGGAAAACGGCAACATGAACGCACTCCCCGAAATCCTTTCAGAAGACGAGGTGCAAGCACTCCTCGATGCAGGCTGGAAGCCACTTCACCGTGGTGTTGGGCCAGACGGAACAGCCAACCAGTACTCCGATGCTTACCGTGAAGACCGCGACTCTCGCTTCATTTCAGACCCGCATCGACGCGCCTACGGCACCGGTGAATATTGGGCTCCTGAAGGAAGCGGACACTGGGGTGGATACGGCAAAGGCATGGTCGGGTTCGTCGACCCCAACGGACGAAAGATCAGCGGCCGAGACATCGAAAGCATCAAAGACAAGCACAACACTCTCCGCAAGGAACTGTCTGCTCTGATGGCCGAATTGGGAGATGGCGCGCTGAAAGGCGAAGATCCCGCAAACGCCGTCACTCAGATTCGTACCCGCATCAAAGAAGCGGAAGAGCGTCTTGGAGTCGCTGGTCTTTTGGAAAGCGAAATGGGTCAGATTTATAGCCAGTGGCTAGACATGTATGCCGGAATGAAGCCGGATGATGCTGGCCGATCCGACGCATGGGATTCGTTCGAGTACCTCCAAGACCTCACCCGTCTCGACTCTGGCTATTACGCCGCATTCCTTGGCTACGACTATGTCGAGCACAACGGCGTAACCCTCGTACACAACCGTGGAACGGTTGCTGTGGCTGATACCGCTAGCGCAATCAGCGGCGGAGAAGCCAGCCAGATGTTGAGCAAGGCCAAAGAGGGCGATGGGGTTAAGTTCCCATAAGTTAGGATTTAAGCATGGCTGAAGAAAAAGACCCCACAGCGTTTGCAGAGATGCACAACAAGATGTCTCTGGTCGCCTCGTACCCTCCGTTCTCACTCGATGAGGACGTTCATAAAGATTTCCTTATGAAGGTGCGTGAGGCTGAGAGCGTCGAAGACTTCGAGAAAATCGGTGAGGAGTTCGCCGAGGAAATCGAAGATGCCGAGATGTACCAGAAGCGTTATGGGACAACGGTTGAAGGTGCTTTCGAGGCGCAGCAGGCCGCAGCGGAACTTGCCGACATGTCCATGGGAGACGACAATCTCGTCGTTATCGCACCACAGTTTTTGAGCCAGTACAAGGACTGACATGTCAGGGGAGGCCAAGGACAAGGCTTCCGCTTTGCGGAGAGCACAAGAACTTGGCTGTTCTGGCGCGCACAAGCACCCCGACGGCGGCTGGATGGCGTGCGAAACCCACGAAGAATACGAACGCCTTGAGGCTGAGGAAGAACGGGAAGAAAAATCGGTTCTTTCCCGAATGCATGATTTCCAAAGCGTCCGTGAACGCAAAGGCCGTCGCAAAAAGAAGAAAAACAAGAAGACGTGGGAAAAACTTGGCGAACGCGGAGTTGCGTCGATTGACACCATCCCCGGCGGAGGCCTTGTTTCTGGATCCGTAGGCAAAGCGGCTTCAGCCATCCCACACGAAGGCGACGAAGATGTTTTCACCGACATCAGATCCGCACGCAGGCGCGCCCGCCAATTGGGATGCATTGGTGTCGCTCGGCGTCGTTCACGAAACGGAACAACTGTCTGGACGCCGTGCAGCAACATCACCGACTACGCACGCCGGACAGGGACTACTGCTCTGGGACGTCGTTATCAGGCGAGGTTGGCTCGTCAAGAAGCGCGCCGTCTCGTTGAAGAAGAGTTCCTGAGGACGCGCAAGCGTTACAAACGCAAGGTTTCCCTGCACGAAGAACTCAATGGCAAATCGTTGGGTCGGCGGGCTCAACGCTTCGATCCGAATGCTGTTGATGGTGACAACGACGGCATGGTTCAGGACGGAAGCGCTTTCCAGCGTCCTGTGACCCCAAAGGCTCCAAGTGCTTTCGATCTGAAAAAGCACACGAAATTGTGGAACTCGGTGCTTCAAGACGATCCGGGTTACATGCGTGAAGCACCCGCGTCTGTCCTTTCAGGGATCACCCCAGAAAACCGGGCTCGCTTCGCCGAAATTCAGGACGGAATGCGGCACTCGCGTATCGGTGCTGGTGGACGAACCGCTGCAAAGAAAATCTTGGACAAAGTCGAACCGCAGCACCGCAACAAGCCACCCGGATCACGAAAAGTGCATTTTGTCGGCGGAACAACAGGTGCTGGAAAAACCACGTTGATGGAAGACGGAACGCTGAACGTTCCCGATTCGAATGCGGCTGCCGTTATTGATCCCGACGAGATCAAGAAAGGTCTAGAGGGCTACGACAACGGTCGAGGCGCCAGTTTGGTGCATGAAGCATCACGTCAAGCAACTGACAAAACCATGGATTCCGCACGGGATTTAGGCACTGACATCGTTGTGACTGGCACCGGTAAGCGTACTGAGCACTTGCAGTGGGCACGCAATAACGGATACAGCACTGCTGGCCATTTTGTGTACATCCCAGATGACGTTGCCGACAAACGTCTTGCCGAACGCAACGCTAGAAACAGGGAACAAGGCGGACCTGTTCTTCCCGGCCATTTCGGTAGCCAAATCGCAGGAGAAATGCGTGCAATCGTTCCGCGCCAGATCACCAGCGGGCTATATGACGAATTTTACTTGTGGAACAACAACGTTCAACCACCCTCACTGATTGCAAAACGCACCCCTGATGGCGAGTTCGAAATCAATGACGATGAGGCATTTTCTGCCTTCTTTGGAGCCCGTGGGGCCCAACAAGTGCTGGGATATTGGCAATCTCAGTCCAGAACACCCGAAAATTAAATACCCAAAAAAGTACGGTTGTTCCCATACATAACACTGACATGTTGTAAATTAGATGTGATAGGGCGGGTGCTTACCTAGCGCTGTAAAACCATCCATCTTTAAAAATCTTCATCACAGGGAGAAGATCAACATGGCAGATACCAGCCGCATCAAGGAGTTGCAGTCCGCGCTCCAAGAGAAGACCGCCGAAAACAAGGCGATCGCCGATTCGTTCAAGGTCGAGGAAGGCGTGGTCGTCGTTGACGCCGCGCAGAAGTCCGCTTTCGACCAGAACATGAAGGACATCAAGGAAATCAAGAGCCTCATCGCTGGCCTTGAGAGCCTCAACGAGGTCGACCAGTGGGGTTCCTCGCAGGCCGACGAGAGCGTTGCCGCCAAGGCTGCCGCTTTCGAGTCGGTTCGCGAAGAGGTCGCTCACAAGTTCGGCACCGTGGGCGAGGCCTTCCTTGAGTCGGAAGAGTTCAAGAGCCTTCAGGGCGGCAAGAACGGTGCGAACATGCACTCGCCGTTCCAGTACAAGGGTGCTCTCACCACCGCTAACGGTTACAACGTCAAGGACATCTACTCGGCCATGCCTTCCGGCACCCCGGGTCAGTTTGGTTCGATCCAGCGCGATCCGATCGTGATCCCGCCGCAGCGCACCAAGCGCGTCCGTGACCTGTTCCCGGTTCGCACCACCTCGGCTGCGATCATCGAGTACTTCCGCATGACCGGCTTCACCAACAACGCGGCGACCGTCGCGGAGCGTGGCACTGAGGGTGGCAACCCCGTCTTCGGCGCCAAGCCGCAGTCGACGATGACCTTCGAGGGCGTGCAGGCCCCCGTTCGGACCATCGCGCACTGGGAGGCTGCTCACCGCAACGTGCTCGCCGACGAGCCGCAGTTGCGTTCGATCATCGACAACGAGTTGATGTACGGCCTCCGTCTTCAGGAGGACGCTCAGATCCTCGACGGTGACGGCACTGGTGAGAACCTGACCGGCGTCCTTCAGACCACGGGCATCCAGACCTATGACTGGAGCGACGGCGCTCTGACCCCGGTTCCGGACACCAAGGCTGACGCGATTCGTCGCGCCGCTACCCTCGCGTTCCTCGCCTACTACGAGCCGACCGGTGTCGTTCTTCACCCGAACGACTGGGAGGACATCGAGTTGACGAAGGACAGCAACGGCCAGTACCTCGTCGCCGTGTCGGTCGCCCTTGGTGGCGAGCCTCGCGTGTGGCGCATGCCGGTCGTCGAGACCCCGGCCATCAGCGAGGGCACCGCTCTCGTCGGTGCGTTCGGTACCGGCGCCCAGTTGTACGACCGTGAGCAGGCGAACATCCGGATCTCCGAGCAGCACTCGGACTTCTTCGTTCGCAACGCGATCGTCGTGCTCGCTGAGCAGCGTCTGGCCCTCGCGGTCAAGCGTCCGGAGGCCTTCGTGAAGATTGACTTCACCAACGGCGGCCCGGTTGCTCCCTGATCTAGGGAACATACTTGGCGGTGAATAACCGCTACGGATCAGCCCCCGGGGTAAAACCCGGGGGCTTTTCCTTTGTGTAAAATAGTGTTGTGGCAAAGAACAGCAACGCCGACAACGATTACTGGGAAGAGTACCGCCGATACGGCAAAGATTTCCGTGGCTCAGCAGAAGAACTCGAAGATCTTGCAACCGAGGATGACAAGCACGTCAGAATTGAAAGAAAAAAGCAAGCGCTTCGATACGTAGATGAATCAGGAAACTGATGTTCACGTACAGAGCCAAAGTTGAGCGTGTCGTAGACGGAGATACTGTTGATTTGATTCTCGACCTCGGCTTTGACATTCATTACTCTTGCCGGGTCCGTCTCCTCGGAGTTAATGCTCCAGAATCCCGCACCAAAGACCTTAAAGAAAAAGAAAAAGGTTTAGCCGCAAAAGCGTACGTGCAGGACTGGTTTGATGGCCACCCAGAGGTTTACGTACAGACGTACAAAGATGCAAAGGGAAAGTACGGGCGGATCCTCGCAAATATTTTCGCCGACATGAGCCTAGAAGTCTGCCTCAACGAACAACTCGTTGACAGCGGCCACGCAGTTGAGTACTTTGGCGGCAAGCGATAATGAGCGACACTCCCGGCTGGTGGGTTGATCCCAGCGACATGGAGTGGGAGTTGGACGGAACGCCGAAAAAGGCGATCATGATTAAACGGCTACGAGAAAACGTGAAAATTATCTCGCTGATGCCGTTGACCTCCGACGTATACGGGTGCTACCCATGCGAGGTCTACTGGATAGATGGCCCTGAGTGCTGGTCTTGCGGTGAACAAGGAATTCTTCTTGCCACCGCACAGACCAAACCACAGATGGTGAAAGACGCCCACCGAACTATTTGATCGGGCACGCTCCCGTCGCACAATCGTCCATAACCACCTCATCAGTGAACGACGACTGCACCAACGGAACGGTGAAATCGATCTTCGACAGCATCTTCTGATACTCCTCCTCAGTGCACTCCTCGTACGGAGGCATCGGGAAGTTGTGATCGGAGTGAAGCAAGAACGACACCGACTTCAAGCCGTTCGTATAGTTCTTGGACAGCCACTCTTTGATCTCATCCAGTTCGTGCAAGCGGTAGTAGACAGTCACGGACACAGCGTTATCTGCCCACTCCGTCTGCATACGCTTGACCCACTCCAACTGGTCCACAGCCGTCATATCGGCGGCCAGAACGGCGTCTGCTGGCGATTCACAGGGGAATTCGACAACATACCGGGTGCGGTCTTCACGACCATCAATACCCACATCGAACTGGACGTTGTAGCCACGACGACGACATGCATCAACAAGCGGATCAGAGGAACCGAACCGAACTCGGCGGATGTAGTGGCGGGCGAACGCAGGATGCACGCCCGGGGTAACACCCGGAAGAAGAGCCAACGTCCCTGAAGGCTGAACGGTTGTCAAACGAACACTTTCCGGGAAATCGTGTTCTGTCGAATACTTCTCATCCAACTCACGCAGAGCAACATACGTCGGGTCCATCCACGACAACTGCTCGGTCGAAGCCTGCAGAACGCCTGTGATTGACTGCCCCAAGCGAGCGTTCTTGCGAACAATTTTCGTTGTCTTCTCGTAAGGGTATTCGAGACGGGTGATCTGCTTTTGGCACATGTAAAGAAGACGGGAAATCTCTTTCATCTGCTTCAATGACTCGACGTTTGGCAAGAAAATCGTTGAGAGGTTGCAAGATTCACCATCCCCCAGCGCGATCTCCGCACAAGGGTTGTAGCCCTCAATGGAGTTGTCTGTGCGCTTCTCTCCGAGACGCCCGTACCTGCGGGCCAACTTGCGGTTAACGAGGCCGTAGGGCTCTCCAGAGCCGTCGTAGCCGCCCCAGACTTCGGGCATGATCTCGTCCCACGAGTCGGCATAAATCGAGTTGTTCGAGTTGGCGCGCCACGCTGGAATCTCACCGCTCGCCCAGTTCTTGGCTCGAAGGAACAACACGTCGTCAGGGTCACCAATTGCGATCTGCGCTGAACGGCGAGAAGAACCAGAGACAACGATACGACCGATGATGTTGCAAATATCGAGCACGTCGATTGAACGCAACTTTTTGCCAGCCCGATTTTCCAGCACTTTGCAGATGTCTTCGATACCGTCGATGAGGGCGCCCGGACCTGACGCTGTGCCGCCGAACTTCTTCAACGGAGCGCCGTACTCACGGATGAGCAAAGTGGAGTAAGAGAACGATTTGCCCGTGTAGAAGTACGACTTCAGCACGGAGTGAACGAGACGTGACCAGCCCTGACGAGAGTCGGGGACGATGATGTCAGCGTCGTTCGTTTTTTCATGAGTGATGCTGACCCCAGACTTCACCTTGGGCAGTTCGTGGATTTTGGATCGCTCCACAGAGAACCCGACGCCCCCACCGAGCATGAGATGGTCGAACAGGAATTCAAAGTCTTCGATGGTCTCAATGTTGATGAAGTAGCAGTTGTTCAGCGACGCAGCATTGAACTGCTGAACCAGAGGTGTTCCCAATTGCCAGAGGGCGCGACCAGAGAACGAGCAGCGCAGGTTGAACATGTGGTCGAAAAGTGTTTCGGCTTCCTTCTGGGTGTATGGAACGCCGATTTCGATGGCGCCGTTGATGACACGTTGGACTGTCTCGGGCCATGTCTCGATCTCGCCGTTTTCCTTAGGGCGAGAATAGGTACGCAGGTAAACGATTTCACCCATTCCATTGAAACCCCACGGGGGCGTCTTTAGGGCGTAAGAGGCTACAAATTCATCAGTAAGCAGGGTCATTGGGTGCTCCGTTTGTTTAAATTGGTTTGCCGGGTCCGTTTGCAGCACCCGTTAGAAGATTGTAGCGCGTCGCAAAATACTGAAAGCGTTAAGCCAATCCTAGATTTCGCGCTTCCTCCAGAGGAATGTGCTTTCCGGCAGGATATTTGAGGACTTTAGTTTTTGTGAATGGGGTTATTTGTTTTTCTTCCCAGATGTCCTCCTCCACCAGAAATGTTTGAGTCCCCACAAGTGACTCGATCTCGTTAAATCCGGCAATGTGATCTGGCGGTCCAAGTTCGCCAGCGCAGTTGCCGTTTGGTTCTCCGCAAACCGGGCACGGTTCGCCGGTGGCTCGTGACACACGGATTTCACGACCGCCGACCCAAACTGTGTCAGCGCGACGCCCGATGCCAAAACCCCCGTCAAAACCAATCATTCCCCCATCGTACACCATCGGTGTTACATGAAAATTTGCGTATTGAAGCCGTTTTCTCCGAGCGCTTCAAGAATTCTGAACCGCTCATCTTCGTCCGGATCTTCGTAATCCGCACGCAGCGACATGGCCATCATAGCGGGGAACGGCGAGTCGCGCAAAATTTTCCCAACTCCGCGTGTGTAGGCAAGGCTATCTGCCCACAAAATGAATTTATCGGCTAGATACTGATAAGGTGCACTTATTAATGTTGCTTCAGGATCATAACCATCGGGCAGTGTCACGTGCGTTACCGTGAGGCATTCAGCGATGTTCGGGTCACCGGCAGCAAACGACTCGGCCATCGTTTTCGTCCTTGGGATCTCCGGCGTTTTGTTATGATAACCCTCGGCCACCATCGTTAGTTCATCGCAACCAAAGTAAGCACCCATCACATGAAGCGCACCCGACGAGATAGAAAACCTCTCCTCAATCGAGTTTTTCATTCGATCCCGCTTCATCTGAACAATCATTGCCAGACGATCGTCAATCCATCCGATAAAATTAAAAGGAACGTCTTCACCGACGCCAAATTCAGCAACCAAAGACTCCTTGGCGACCTGCGCACTAGACAGCGCAAGCGCTAACTTGGAATATGTGTCGGGGTAGAAATCCACACAAAGGAACAATAGTCGAAAAATCAAACAGGAAGATGAACCTCAAATGAGCACCAATAAGAAAAAGACGCCGGCCAAGAAGACGCCAGCCAAGAAGACCCCGGCAAAGGCCACAGCCGCGAAAAAGGCGCCTGCTAAGAAGTCACCCGCGAAGAAGGCGCCCGCCAAAAAGAACCCGCCAAAGCAAAAGCCAACCGGGCCTTACGCCGAGGCACCCAAGCCCAAGACCGCCACAGAGCCAGCACCAGCACCAGCACCAGCACCAGCCGTCGAAATTACCGAAGAAATCATCTTGGAGAAGCCGTCATGGATCGCTCGCCTCGTGACGAAGTTCAAGAAGTGAACAACGAGGACGCAGAGGAAATCATCCGTCTGGCGTCAATATTTTCCGGAGTGCCAAAACGGCAAATGACCCTTCAACGGGCGAAACGAATTCTGAAACGCCAAAAAGGTAGGTAGCGATGTTTCTGCGGGTGCAGGACGACTTCATCCCAAGCGACCTGCTGGCAGCAGTAGACGCTGACCCCACGTTTTTCCCTGACGACATGTCCGGGCACGACAACATCGGCGAATACCTAAACGAGTTCCACGATACGGAATGCGACTGCTACGCGCCGTACATGTTTTGGGACGGATGGTGGCGCTCGCCCGCAGACACGAATCGCAAAAAAGTTATCGAAGCGATTTGGTCTACCCCCGGCATCCTGCCGTATCCGATCGAAGACATCGTCGGTTTCGAATACTGGACACGCACGTTCGGTGTCGGCCAGTTCCTCGCTCCCCACTGCGACGAGGACACGTTCCTGTATGCGAGCGACAAGATTTTCCATGGACCAAAAATTGGTTGCGTCTGGTACGGAACAAGCGAAGCGACCGGCGGTTTTTTGGAACTTCACAACAGCGTCGTCCCCGAAGGCTCAGAGCAGTTGGAACGCGACGTCATCGATCAACACCTGTCGACGATTGACGAACGGGAGCGAATCAAGTACCGTCCGAACCGCCTCGTCGTTTTTGACGCCGGTCACCGGCTTCACGAAACAACAAGAACTTTGAGCGGCAAAAGGCAGGTGATGGTCATCAACGTGTGGCACAAGGACTGCCCGCCTTCCGCTCTCCAAACCGGAGATTTCTTTACCGAATGATTGACCTAGAACGCGTTTCGCTGATCGACCTCGGGATCTGGACTGGGAAAATTGATGACGTTGACCCGCTCCAGATCGCATCCGATATAAAAAACTACGCACAGACAATTGAGCAGGCATGCCCGGAGTACGGGATTATTTCCCGTGGCTTCGTTCAGTTCGAAGATCTCGTCATGCCAATCACCCCAGAAGTGGTCAAACTGCAGGAGGCCGTTCATGACCGGCTCAAACATTTGACCGGACGCGACTACATGCTTCACGATACGTGGGCAGTTGACCTCGAATACAACCAGAGCGTCATCGCCCACTCCCACCACTCAAATCTTCACCTTCACCCACACGAATTCTTCAGTGTTACTTACTACCCGCAAGTACCAGAAGGGTCAGCGGAATTGGTGTTCAATGTTGATTACTGCGCGACAATGAGTAGCACTGTCAGCGTCAAACCAGAAGTTGGCACCGTAGTCATTTTCAACTCGTTCATCCAGCACATGACATCGCGACATAAAAGCCAAGATTCTCGGCTTGTAGTCAGTATGAACTGGGGTCCGGTAGAGCCAACACTCAGTCCGAATGCCGACTGGTCGGTATACTGGGAACGACCAATCGTTGATCAGCCAAAGAAACCTGATGAAAAGCAGTAAATCCATCCATGTAAACGAGAATTTTTTGTCGAAAGACGAACTTTCTTTTTGGATGCGTTATTTTACGAAACCGGGTTTTTACAAACTGGCTGGCGAACACCTAGTTTTTGACCAACAGGCATTCCCATTGATTTTCCAAGACGTCGACGACCACGACGCGTTTTATAAAGGCGAAAGGGAATTAGTCAACCGGATTAACGAGGAAGTCGAAAACACGTTCGGCGAAAAAGTTTTATCTGACCACTCAATTTCGTTCCGCAAATGGGAAAAAGGTTTCCGCCTTGTAGAGCACAGCGACGCGTTTTACCAGCGTTACGAACTCGACTTACAAAACAAGTACCCAAACCGCCTGCCAATGGCGTTCAACGATTTCGCGACCATCTTGTACTACAACGACGACTATGAAGGTGGGGAAATTCGATTCCCGGATTGCGATTTGAAAATCAAACCGACACCCGGGATGCTGATCATGTTCCCCTGCACACATGTGCATGAAGTCCTAGAAGTAACTGCGGGAGAGCGCTTCATGAGCGCCCACTTTTGGACACGATGCAAAACTGTCGCAATGGCAATCGCCCAACCCGACATGAGCAACTGGGAGTGGATTTACCGAAACCCACAAGATGCCTTAAAAATGCTGGAACACACTGAATCCCGACCGCCAGAGGACTGACATGGATCTACGCGAGGCTTACCCTCAACTTTACATTTTCCCCAACTTCATCAGTGGAGATGAACTGTCCTTCTGGCAAAAAAATGTTCGCAATGAGGGCTTCTGGAATGAGATCCCCCCAAATGATCACCACGAACAGTTAGATCAACCGAACCATTACTCCATCAACCCTGATGCCATGCACTGGCCTCACGTTGAGCGTAAAGAGTCTGAACTGGTTGGCAAGATCAACGCTGCCGTCGAACATAAATTCGGTGAAACGTTTTTGACCAACTCGACTTGGTATTTTCGCAAGTGGGTTGCCGGCATGGAGCAGGGGTTGCACCACGACTCCGCGCACGCTGATTGGACATTGGACTTCCGCCAAAAAGACGGAGACGGACAGACGCCAGCGGCGATCGCCTTTCACGACATAGCAACAATCTTGTATTACAACGACGATTTTGATGGCGGAGAACTTTATTTTTACCGACCCGAACTGCAGATCAAGCCATCCGCCGGAATGCTCGTGATGATGCCATGCACCGACCCGTATATCCACGGCGTCAGGAAAATCCTCGGTGGTGAACGATTCATTTCCGCCCATTTTTGGACTCGGGCCAAGACCGTCGCCATGGTCCAGCACGCAGAACTGGACGACACGTGGCGCATGAAATGGCGCGACTGCCATAAGGTAGACCGGCTGGTGACAAACCCGGGCAACGAGGCTCCGGATGGATCAGAACCTCTACCGGACGACGAGTGAAAATGGTATATTTGCCGTCATGAGCGAATCAGTCGAAGATCTCCCAGCAGTCGAATCAGATCAGGTCGAGGCCGTCATGGATCTCGGCAGCCACTACCAAGGTGTGATTTTGCACACTGACGAGTGGGGCTCCTACGACATCCGATACGACAACAAGACGCTTCACGTCCTTAAGCCCGTACAGATGTTCGACGATGACGGCAATGCGCTTTTCATGTACGAGATCATCGGGCACCACACAATCGAAGAGGACCTGCCGTTCCCGCTTGACCTTCCCACGATGGAGCGCTACGCCCGCATCCTGATCACGCTCGTCAACACCGAAAAGCCCGACGAGGCGACTGAGGCCGACGAGGCATCTGAGTAATATTCGGTAGGTGACTACCGAACATCGTAAGGCCCCACGCAAGACCGTCGAGTCGATCGACCGTGTCGGCGGCTGGGGAAACGTAAAATATTTACATCATCTTGAATGCGGCCACATCGAGAGTCGCCCGCGCGCTTCGACAGCCCCAAAACTCGGGTGCGTCACATGTCTGCGTGTCAAAAATCGCCAAGAACCAGAAGGTTTACAACAAGTAAACGTCGAGGTTGTTGACTTTGGCGCTCAGATCGCCCAAGATGAAATCACCACCAACCAACTCGCTTCCCGACTGGCCAAAACACTGGGGGTCCCAACGGAAGCGATAGGTCTGCATCAAGAAATACAAGAATCTGGTAGGAGTAGCGTCCAATACGCGGTGGTCTACCTTTCAAAAGACGACATCTACCGGATCATTGGGGGACCATGACAGCAATACCCGAAGCGCCACCAACAGGAGGTGCCTGCAAAGGCCACGACGTCGAAATGTGGTTTCCTCTTCGAGACATGAAGAGGACACGCGACGTCCACCGAAAAATAGAGGAAAACATCCGCAAAGCAAAAGAAATTTGCTCCGGATGCTCAGTAAAAGACCAGTGCCTCGAATACTCGCTGCACTGGGAACCATATGGAATATGGGGTGGGCTTGACGAGTCGCAACGGCACGAGGTCCGTATAAAAAGAAACATTTTCCCTCAACGGCAAGGCATGATCAACATGCCCGGACGTGGAACAAAACGAGTGCAAAATGTTTCAACATACAAGTGAGTTCCTATCGAGATTAGACGGAGTCGTATCGTCAGCCAACGGGTGGGAAGCGCGATGCCCATGCCGACAAGATGACCGAAACCCGTCGCTTTCCGTCCACGAAAACGAAGACGGCAAGATCGTTCTTTTCTGTCATCGCAACGGTGGTTGCAACACGCCAGAAATCTGCAAATCCGTAGGCTTAGACGTCAAAGACCTATGGCCCCAATCAGACCGAATCATCGACGACAACCCATACCCGAAACAAGACCGCCCCAAACTCAAATTCGTCGCCAAATACGAATATAAAGATTCCGACGGACATCTGCTATTTGAAAAAGTCCGCTACGTAGAACCTGACGGAAAGAAAACATTTCGCCAGCGTAAACCCGACGGACAAGGCGGGTGGACATACAAACTCGGCGATACACCGAAAGTCCTATACAACCTACCTGCAGTACTAAAAGCCAAAGAAGAGGGAGACACCATCTTCCTCGTAGAAGGAGAAAAAGATGCTGACGCCCTCATCGCGCTGGGTGCTTGTGCCACGACTATGCCCGGAGGGGCAGGTAAATGGCTCGACATACACACTGAGGCTCTGTCTGGAGCAGTCGTGGACATCATCGTCGACAACGACGAACCCGGACGACGACACGCTCTCCTCGTCGCTCGACTCCTCGCAGACGCTGGCAGCGATGTTGCGGTATGGAGGTGTCCTGACCATAAAGACATCTACGACCACCTACAAGCCGGACTCCCCACCACGGACGTCGTCCAAATCGAGGTTTCCGAACTCGCTGCAGAATTTGAAGGGCAAGATGTTGTCGCTGAGGAACAGCCCGAAGACGGTGAAGAACCAGAAATTGCAGAAGAAGAACTCACCCCGCAAGAACGCGCCTTACAGAAAATTGCAGAACTCCTAGAGACAGACCGCAAACCCCAATCACTCCTACTCAAAATCGCTGACATCGCCCTCGCGGGAGATGATCAGGTTGTCGAACGAGATGAAGGCAAATTAGTCAACTGGGTTGACTTCATTGAAGAAGAAGTCGACGACTCTTACGACTGGCTGTTGCCCGGCTTGCTTGAGCGACAAGAACGAGTGATGGTGGTTGCGGCAGAGGGCGTCGGTAAAACGATGCTTGCCCGTCAAATCGCGATCTGCTCAGGCTTCGGGGTGCACCCGTTCACCTTTCAGCGGATGCCAAAAATTCGCACCCTTACAGTTGACCTCGAAAACCCAGAGCGGATTATCCGTCGAACCTCAACATCGATAATTGGCGCTGCACGCTCAATGGGTTATGAACGCACCGGCGACGTACACCTTGTCATCAAGCCGGATGGCCTGAACCTGCTCTCGGTCGCTGACCGAACCATCCTTGAAGAGCACATAGAAAAGGTGGAACCCGAACTTTTGGTGATGGGACCGATCTACAAGGCGTTTCTTGACCCCGGAACCAAAACGTCAGAAGCAGTAGCAATCGAGGTGGCCAAATATTTGGACCGAATCAGATCCACATACAACTGTGCGCTCTGGCTGGAGCATCACGCTCCACTCGGACAGACTATGACCTCCCGCGAACTTCGACCATTCGGTTCCGCAGTGTGGTCCAGATGGCCAGAGTTCGGTTTGGCCTTACAGCCTGACCCAACCGCACACGGACAATACATTTACGACGTCAACCACTTCCGTGGTGCCCGTGACCTACGAGCGTGGCCAGTCCAAATGACACGCGGCAAAAAATTCCCATTCGAAGTACTAGAATTTATGGACATATCATGAAACTAATTGACCTATACCCGTGGGAATATGACCACGCACTACAAATCGCCGCTCGACGTCACGCAGCAAATTGGGGAAAACAAGACGCACCCCATTACCACCGCAAAAACATGGAAGACGATAGAACTGCTCAAGCCGCAGCATGTGTATGCGAGTTGGCGGTAGCAAAAGCAACCAATAGATACTGGTCTGGTCACGTCTGGCACAAATCGGAACACAACCTGTATCGAGATCTTCCAGACGTCGGCGACAATATCGAAGTTCGTCGGATCAGAACCCAAATGTCCGCCGCTGTCCGACGCCACCAGTTGGGAAAAGGGCTGGTTTTGTTCGTTGCCCGACCAATACTTCCCGAAATGATGCAAGTCGAAGTATTTGGTTGGAAAAAATATGACGACGCATGGGAAATCGGCCAGCCCGCAAAATACGATCCAGAAAACACACGCGTAATTTCTGTCGACGATCTAGAGCAGTTGTAAAACTGCTATCGGCTAATATCTGCAACGTGCGGATCCTAGGTATCAACGACTCAAGTCACGATGCAGCAGTCAGCGTCGTAGACAACGGCGAAATTGTTTTTGCCGCGCACAGCGAACGGTACAACAAACAAAAAAATACGTTCGAGTTAGCCGATGAACTCCTTGAAGAGGCGCTTTCCGAACCCCCAGATTTAATCGCGTATTTTGAAAAACGATCTTTGAAGCGGCTCCGCAAATTTTTGTACGGAGGCATAAACGGTACATACAACAAGTTATACAAAGAGACGTATAACTATCCGTGGCCCAGAGAAATACAAGTCTCCCATCACTTTTCGCATGCCGCCGCCGGGTATTACACATCGACGTTTGACGAAGCCGTCGTCGTCGTCCTCGACGCAATCGGCGAGTTCGAAACCGCAACAGTTTGGGACGCTTGGGGAACTCACATCCAAAAACGCGAACGACTTCGGTACCCCGTTTCGTATGGGCTTTTCTACAGCGCATTCACCCAACTCGTAGGACTAAAACCCGGATTCGATGAATACGTACTCATGGGAATGGCGGCATACGGTGACCCCGCACGATACGCCGGCGAAGTAAACGCAATGTTCCCCAATTGGAACAGCCAAACACAAAACTTTCATCTCGGTGTTGACTGGCCTCACCAAATTGAAACAGACCAAGATAAATTTGACATCGCCGCAGCAGTCCAACTGATCTACGAAAACCGGCTCATCGACTTGATGCGTCACGTTCGCAGAGACTCGGCAACCCAAAATCTCGTTTTTATGGGAGGCTGCGCGCTCAACTGCGCCGCCAACACAAAACTCCTCGACATGTGGGACGAAGTGTGGATCATGCCCAACCCGGGAGACGCTGGATCAAGCCTCGGCGCAGCACTCGCTGCCCACAACAGCCACGTCCCATGGAGAGGGCCATACCTTGGGCACGCAATTGGCAACAAGTTCTACCCCAGCGAAGACATCATTGACATCCTGTCAACCGACGGGATTGTTGCTGTAGCAAACGGAGCAGCAGAATTCGGACCGAGAGCACTCGGCAACCGCAGCCTGCTCGCCGACCCGCGACCCAAAAACATGAAAGACAGGGTCAACGAAGTAAAAAATCGTGAACCCTTCCGTCCATTCGCACCCATCGTCATGGAAGAACACGCCGACGAGTGGTTCGACCTCGACCGGCCCGCCCCCTACATGCAATTTGCCGTGAAAGCACGACGCCCTGACCTAATGCCAGCGGTCGTCCACGCCGACGGAACCTCCCGGGTCCAAACAGTCAACGAATACCAACACCCCGGCCTCTACGACGTATTAAGCATGTGGAACAGACAAACAGGCATCCCAATCCTGCTGAACACAAGCCTCAACGTTAGGGATCAGCCAATGTTGAACGACGAACTCGATGTCTTAATATGGAAAGAACTTAACCCACAAGTAAGGATCGTCTCATGAGCGACAAACATTTCGCCGACAACTGGATTTCTGACTGGTGCCTCAACGACGCCGATCGAGCGAAACGAGATCAAAGATTCGCGCACTTCCGCGCATACACCCACTTCCATGGGCTGCCCCAATTTTCCAAAAAAGATCTTCCGGACAAAAGGTACTGGGCCGTCACCCTTTACGACGACGCAACATACGTATCTCGAAACCCAGAACTATTTTGCGCAAGCGAGGGCTACCTAATCACTGACCTACCGAAACACATTTTCGAATATTTCGGTTCGCTACTGGCTCTCGACAACCCGCGACACCACGAAGTGCGGTCAATCGTCCAGCGAGCATTCGGGCCAACCCAAATCGCAGACGTCACAAAACTTGTTGAAAGAATCACCCCCCAGATCATCGACGAAATTATTGAAAAATATCCGGAACGCACGTGCGACATCCATCAAGAACTCTCCGCGCGCATCCCGACAGAAATCACATGCGAAATGATGGGTGTTGCCGACGAAGACAAAAAATGGATGCACGACCGGGTTCGTGAAATTACGGGGAACAGCGATCCGGAGTATCACGGCGGAGAGCGCGCTGACACGTTCCTCAACGCATGCATCTCAATCACCGAGTACGCAGGGCGACTCGCCGAAGAACGGCGCCAAAATCCCAAGAACGACCTCACCAGTCTTCTGGTCAACGCAAAAGAAGGTGGTGTGCTCAACGATGCCGATTTCGGATCGTTGTTCATGGTGCTCATCATGGGTGGTATCGAAACAACCCAGCACGTCACCTCGGGTGGAATCAAACGGCTAACCGAAAACCCGGATCAAAGAAAACTTTTGTGGGACAACTACGACGACCACTGGAAAACCGCCATCGAAGAAATGGCGCGCCTCCAGACACCCGCCATGTATTTCCGTAGAACCGCAACCCAAGACACCGAGTTGCACGGCACCGAAATCAAAAAAGGTGACAAAGTTGTCGTCTGGTACTACTCTGCGAATCGTGACGAAACAGTTTTCCGTAACGCCGAAACGTTCGACGTAACGCGCGACACTCACCCATCTCACGTCGCATATGGCGCACCCGGAATCCACCACTGCATTGGGGCACCGCTTGCGCGAGCACAACTTCGTTCGGTCTTCGCAAACCTGATCGAGAAAATGCCCGACATTCGTTACGCTGACGAAATCGAATACGGTTTCAGTAAGTGGGGTAACGGAATCAAGCGGATGAAAGTCCAATGGTAAACAATGAAATCCGCAGTGAATACGAGACAGCGGAGCATTACATAGACATAGCCCAAATCAGGGAATTCGAAATAGGTAATCGCTGGCCATACAAACGCGGTCAGCAGCAACTGAGACCAACAAACGGGGGCGATGACGTTTTTATCCATCCCGAACTTGGCCCTTGCTCATATCAGGGCACTCAGTTCAATCAAGAAAAATACGAGCAAGGTCGGCTAAATCTAATCAACACCGATGAGTTTGTTGGCCCAAATTTTGTGTCAAACCCCGACTACATGGCAATCGGATGCTCACAAACACATGTCATGGGGCTGCCATACAACCTCTCTTGGCCACACATCATGGCAACGCAACTTGATGTTTCCATCAATGCTTTCGGCATGCCGGGAGCCGGTGTGGCGGAAATTATCGCTAATGCTACGGCAATGATAAAACGCTACGGCCCTCCGGACGTGCTGTGCTTTCTGTTGCCAGACATCCTCCGCTTCGATCTACACGGTTCACCGACTGCTGTATTCGATTACGTTCAACGTCAATACGTCGTCGGAGACAAAAAAGGACGACCCGTCCCCTTAGAACTCCAATCCAAACTCTTAGATAAATCTAAACCGTTGACGATCAGTCCGGATATTGTTGCTCACACCAACCTCCTCCTTCTCGAAACGTTCGCGGGCCTCTGCGATGCAATGAACATCGAACTGCGAACCTACTCGTGGGAGCCCTACACAAACTTCGCTTTAGGTCAAATGCGGTTACAGCAGCAAATGCAGCCACTCCCAGAACACTGGACCACAGGGTCGGAACGTCTGGAAATCTGGCGAGAAAACGGGTTGATCGACCCGTTCACGAACTCTCCGATACCAAGCCTTCAGGAACAGCACCAAGGTGTTGCTTTGCCGAAAGAACATGCGTTATGGCACTCCGACTATTGCACATGCGGCAAAACGCCGCCACCAAACGAATTCGTGCAACAAGTGTGGACATGGGCAGACGACCGGCACTCAGGCAACCATCCGCATCACGGGGTGCACAGCCAAATTCATTTCGCAGAAATTTTCGGCCAATTCCGAATCACCCAAGAAGACATCGACCTTCTCCACCCGTTCTGGGAAGAAGCAGAAAACCCGCCCCCTTACTACGGGCCCAACACATTAAGATCACACACATGAACCCATATCAAATGATGCGGCTCCAAATCCGTCGAATCATCTACCGATGGAAACGATGGAGAGACAAACTCCCACCCCCACACATCTACTAGATAAATCTAACCGCACCCACAGAACGCGAAACAAAAATGAACGACTACGACCACCGCAAAGCCATACAACAACACCTCCACGCCCTCAAACAAGAAAACCACCCCACCTACGACCACGAACACAACCAATGGTGGCGCATCACCGCCTTCGACCGCCTCAACCACAAACACCCACTCCACAACTGGGGATGCTGGCAAGGCCAAACAGACCTCAACACCCAAACCGACCCCCAAACCGGCATCACCTACCACACCGGCGGCAACTGGTACGCACACCAACACAACCCAGAACGCC